CTCGGCTCCGAGAAAAAACATAACTTTGGAAGACCGCCGTATGTTTTTCGACTGAGAAATAAGGGGTTAGATTATCTATATGCGGAAAATCGCACACATTTCAAACTCCGAAACGCTAATTTCGAAATATGTGCGATTTTCCGCATAAGGTTTGGTATAAAAAGCATCCGGGACAACGTATGTTTTTATGTCTTTTGAATGTTGACCATCTACTCTTACATTTGCGTAAAAAGATAGCAAATTTATGAGTGATTATACAACTAACAGCACCGTCAATCTTTCCATCAACGGTAAAGAGGTTGAGGAAAAACTTGACAAATATCAGAAGCAACTCGTTGAGCTTAGGAAAAAAGCTCAACGTGCTGCAGAATTAGGAGATAAAGGCACATTGCAAAAAACGCAGAAGGAAATCGTAAAAGTCGAAAACCAAATGCGTAAACTCCGCATGGCTACCGCCAACGTGGAAGACACTCTCCGTAACCTTGACAAAGCAACGCCAAAACAGCTGAAGAAAGACCTTCAGGTGTTAAAATCACAGCTAAACGGCCTCGAAAGAGGCTCTGAAGCTTGGAATTCTCACATCGAGAAGATAAAAATCCTCCAAAAAGAGCTGAAAAAGATTAACGGAGAAATGAAGCTAACTGAAAGCTTCTGGGACAGGTTCAACCGTAAAATGAACGACTGGCAGACAACACTTGCAGCAGGAGCTGCTGCATTGACCGGAGTCATCATGGCAGGTAGATCTGCAGTTAAGGCGTATGCCGAAATGGATGCAGAAATGGCTAACGTCCGCAAGTTCACAGGAATGACCGCAGAACAAGTCGAAGATCTTAACGAGGAGTTCAAAAAGATGGACACTCGTACTGCAAGAGAGGAGCTAAACAAGTTAGCGCAAGAAGCAGGTCGTCTTGGAAAGCAGTCTAAAGAGGATGTTCTTGGCTTCGTGAAGGCTGCAGATGTCATCAATGTTGCTCTTGACGATCTTGGAGAAGGCGCAACTCTCACACTTTCAAAACTCACAAATATATTCGGAGACGAAAAGATATACGGAACAGAGCAATCCCTTCTGAAGGTAGGTTCTGTCATAAACGAACTGTCTCAGAACAGTACCGCTTCAGCCCCATACCTCGCACAGTTCGCGCAAAGGCTTGGTGGAGTTGGCGCACAAGCCAAACTGACAATCCCGGAACTCATGGGATTCGGTGCGGTCCTGGACTCTCAGGGACAAGCAGTCGAAATGTCTGCAACAGCCCTCTCGAAGCTCATCATGGACTTGTTCAAGGATTCTGCTAAGATAGCTAAGGCTACAGGAATGGACCTCCAGCAGTTCAACGAAGCTCTAAAGAAGAGCACCAACGAAGGACTGCTTATGCTTCTCGATAGGCTGCACGAACTTGGCAACATCGACGTCCTTGCTCCTGTATTCAAGGATATGGGAGAAGATGGCGCACGCGCCTCTGCCGTCATCGCTGCTCTGGCAGGAAACATCGATATGGTAAAATGGGAACAGGAAGAGGCAAACAAAGCTTACGAAGAAGGAACTTCCGTCATCAAGGAGTTCAACGTCCAGAACTCTACTGTTCAGGCAGGGCTTGACAAGGCAAGGAAAGGTTTTGACGAAATGGCAATCGAACTAGGCAAGGAACTCATGCCAGTCATGTCACACGTCATATCCTCTACTTCCATACTCATGCGACTGATGAGCACAAGCATCAAATTCGTTAAGGAAAATGCTGAAGCAATAATGACACTTATTGCTGCATTCATCGCATATCAGGTTGCAGTCAATGCCTCTAACATAGCATTCAAGATTCATTATGGCTACCTCGTTGTCAGCAAGGCGGCTACTGTTGCTTACACAGCCGTAACAAAGACCCTTACTGCTGCCAAACTCCTTCTAAGCTTGGCAGTAGCCAAACTGAACGGCAATTATGCTAAGCAACAGCTTATAATGACTAACCTATCGAAGTTGGGGAAAAGCGTCGCATCAGGGTATGGTCTGATAGCTGCTGCTGCCATAGGTCTTGGAGTAGCATTATACAAAGTAGTACAGAGAATGACAGAAATGTCAAAGACCGAAAAGACGATTGCCGACATCAGGAGAAAAGCTACTGACTCCATACAGGATCAAATATTCAAGATAGAGCAACTTCGCAAAGTCGCTAAAGACGAAAACGCAGCCCTAGAAGACAGGCTTTCTGCAATCAACGAGTTAAACAAAATAGTGCCAGGATATAACGCAAACCTCGATACGACAACTGGCAAATACACAGAATCAACAACCGCTCTGAAGAAATACAATGATGAGCTTCTTCGCAAATACGAGATTGAGGGTGCAGAAGAAAAACTGCGATCTCTAGGAAGAGAAAAAGCAGATTTAACTCTCCAGAACGTGTACGACACCAATCTGCTTAACAGGAAAAGGGAAGAAGCAAAAAAGAATATCAACAGACCTAGAGCAATCGTTGCGTCTGCCGAATCACAAGACCTTGCGGCAAACAATTCGGTCAACGATATGACTGTTCTTACTCAAATAGAAAGCAGAATAAAACTCAGGAACCAGAAGCTAAAAGATATCGAGAAACAAGAAAATGAGATCAACAAGCTCTGGGGAAAAGATATTGCGCAAAAAGTCTTCAAAGACAACAAGGAAGCAGAAGAAGACAATAAACAAGGAGGTGGTGGCAATGGCGATGATGACGACAAGAAAAACAAAGACAAGTTCGAAAAGGAAAAGGCATGGAAAGCCAAGGAACTTGCACTTAACCGCATAGCATACGCTACCGGCCAGAAGGATTACGAAGCATACCAGAATGCCATCCTTGACATAGAAAAGGAATATCAGAATAAGATTCTATCTCGTAAAGACCTGACAGAGCAGGAAAGACTAGATGCAACAGCGGAATTCGAAGAAGCCAACTTGAAGCTTACCCAGAATGGACGCAAAGCTCAAGCTGAAGCAGTCGAGGACTACTACAAGTCTCTAAAAGCCATCGAAGACCAAAGATATATTGATGGCAAGATTTCTGTTGAGCAATACAACGAAGCCCTGAATCAGTTAGAACTTAAGCATTTCCGAGAGATAATAAACATATACAAGGAAGGTAGTCGCGAGCGCAACGAGGCTCAGGCTAAATATGATGATGCCCTTCTTGCAGATCAGAAGAAAAAGCGGAAAAAAATTGAAGAAGCAGAAAAAGAACACCAAAAGAAGATGGAAGAGATTAGCCGAAATGCATTCGGCGACACTCCTTCCAAACAAAAAGCCATGTTCAATGCCGAAATCGCAGCTCTCACGGAAGTATATAACCAAGAGAAAGCGATTGCTGCCAACAACAAGGAAGATCTTCTTCGTATCGAAGAGAACTTCCAAAAAGCTAAGATGGCTCTGGCATACAAGTATAATCAGATAACAGCAGAAAACGGCTTTAACGGCATGCAAATTGCTAATGAGAAGCTGTTCCAATGGCTAGAATCTGAGGAAGGAGAAGCCGTCATTGGCGCTTATAACGTGGTCATGGACGGCATGACAAATATTTTCGCAGCTTGCTCAGATATCATACAGGCAGAGCTTGAACTTGAAACGGCAGCAATCGAAAAACGATACGAAAAAGAAATATCCGCTGCCGAAGGCAACAGATACAAGGTTAAGAAAATAGAAGAGAAAAAGCAGAAGGAAGAAGCTGCTGCCAAAAACAAGGCAAACAAAAAAATGTATGCCATGCAAGTGCTTCAGGCAATCGCTTCTACTGCTATGGGTGCGATTAACGCATATTCCTCTGCTGCCCAAGTGCCACTTATCGGTTATATCCTAGCTCCAATCGCTGCAGCAACGGCAATAGCTGCAGGAATGCTTCAAGTTGCAAACATCAAAAAGCAACAACAAGCCTCTGAGGCGCAAGGCTACTCAGAAGGTGGATATACAGGAGCCGGAGGAAAGTACGAACCTCGTGGTATCGTCCATGCAGGGGAATGGGTTGCAAGTCAAAAACTGCTTGCAAACCCACAGGCTGCTGCTATCATCCAGTCGCTTGACTATGCCCAGAAGACTAACACCATAGGTTCTATATCCCCATCAATGGTAAGCAATGACACAACGGCAGCTGCTTCCATCGCTAGACTTGCTACCACTACGCAGTCTTCAAACAACGAGTCGCTAAGTGAAACTCTAGCAGCACTAAACAAGAGACTTAATGAGCCATTCGTCACCGTAAACACGATGACTGGTGACCACGGCATCAAGCAAGCGCAAGAGGAATACGACATTTATATCCGCAACAAAACGCCAAAATCAAGAAGACAATGAGAATCAAAATCAACGGAAAAGAAGCAGTTATCAAGGCTGGAAGCTCATTTGAGTTTATTTCTGAAAACAGATATTTCACAGGTTCGGACTCATACACACTTGCTATTGAGTTCCCGATTGCCGACTGCACCCAAAACAAAGAGATATTCGGCAATATAAACCGCAAGGACATCGAGGCGAAGCAATATCTTTTCGACTGCGAGATATTCGCAGGGAAATTCTATAAGACTGGCTCAATAACCATCACAGAGATAAACGACAAAACAGTCAAATGCCAATTTCTTGAAGGTCGCAGCGTACAAAACTACGACAATACGCTTGATAACATATACATCAACGACCTTGCAATTGGATATTGGCCAGATGCATTCTCAGACAATAGCGTAGCAGAAGAATTAATGAGATGCGAATCACCAACATATACAGCTATCCCGTGGGTAAACAACACTTCAGGAAATATACAAAACCCAATTTACCTTAATATTATTAGCGGCTACAACTGGCATCCAGACTTCGTTAGTTCAACAGAAAAGCGCGTGTCATTCTGCCCATACCTTATATACATATTCAAGAAAATTTTCGATGCCATAGAATACACATACGACATTCAGGCATGGAATAACAGCCGTTATAAATGGCTGCTTATTTGCAACTGCGTTCCTGCAACATGGAGAGAGTATAACTGGAACTACATACTACCTCATTGGACTATAACGGAGTTCATAGAAGAACTTGAAAAGTTGATGAACTGTCAGTTCGACATTGACAACATTGCAAAAACAATAAAAATGACATTTCCCAGTACCGAGGCAGCTAGCCATAACAAGGTGGAAATCAAAGTCATAAAAGAAGCAACCGCGACAAAGACAGAAGAAGACGAATCCGAATATGAGGAGAACATGGGCAAAGCCTATGCCTCAGTCGATAGCGAGAAGTTCACGGCTATGACATCCACAATTCCAAGAGACACTTTGGAATATCAACAAAGCCTAGGACCAGGAAGACATTTCTACAAGGGAATAATGGTAGATAACTACAACGACACTCTTGACGGCATGATACGAAGAGGCATCTTCAAAACAGTAGAAAAAGAATATCAAGAGAGATATGCATCAACAGCTTGTTTCTATGCTAATAGAGAAAAATTTTACTATGTAGAAAAAGGTACGGAATGCAAGTACGACTATCAAGATCCAGACAATCCTAACGTAAAAATAGCAGATATTGACAGCGCACAATTCTACGCTGAACGTATCGGCGAGTTCGCGCCTATAAAACCAAAAGAAGGAAGCAAGTCTGTTGAACTAAAAATAGTTCCTGCAATAATTGACGAGACAGATTATGACTTTGCCGTTTTCCTTGAATGCGGAGAAAAAGAAGATCCAAATGCAATTTACGACGACTTCCACGGGCAAACATCTAAAGCTGAAATATACATACGCAAGTATGAAAAAGAAGCGCAAAAAGAAGTATTTGACAAACTATTTGTAGCTTTCTGGAATGCCGAAATACTTGACGAGTTCAAGATAATAAGAACATTAAAAAAAGACAAATGGGTTAATCAAGGCAGTTCTGGGCAAGGACCACAATATTGGGAATACGAAGAACAAGACGTAGGAAAGATATGCATCCCCCACCCTATTGTCTCTAACTATGAGCCTGTTTGGGCTGAATCCTGCAGACAACCGACATACTTCAATTTCTCCGGCTACTCACTTGCACTCGAAGCTAGCAACTTCGTAAACAAAAAAATCGAAGGACGTGTAAAACACACGTTCAAGTGGATTGCCGACGATATACCAGACGTAGGATCATTATTCATTATCAGCGGTCAAGCATTCCTTTGTAAGAAGATAACAGCTACTTTCACCGAAAAGGGAATGTCGCAACTCCTAAAAGGAGAATTCTACAGAGTTGTTGAAACAGAATCATAAGCTTCCGTCATAGTCAAGCAGCTCATGAACTGCATGACATCCGGCATGACGTGTATATATATCCGTGATTGCAAGCGAGCTGTGTCTTGCTTGGTCACGGATTGTTATGTTTGTGATATGACTGTCTGCAAGCTCCGTGATACCAGTATCTTTCAGGCTGTAGAACTTATAAGTCGTAGGAAACTTCAGAGCCTTGCGCATTATATCCCAATGTTCGCGGAAACGCATTGGGAGTATTTCTTTCATGCCGGGCTTCAGATGCGTACTGAAAATATAATACTCTTTAGGATAACCCGACAAGTCAAGGCTCTGAATGTATTCCTCCAACTTCTTAGGCATAGTAAGGTATTCGTCTTTTCGATTCTTTGCCTGATCACCACGAATATAAATAGTATGAGTGTCGAGCTGCAGATTGAAAAGCTTCAATCGGCAAAGTTCCTGAGGACGAATAAAACAGTAATACAAGAGGTAGCAAGCCAACAAAAACATTGGATCATGCTCTCTCAAATAGTCAGCCATTTGGCCGACCACCTCAGACGGAATTATCTCACGCTGCTTCTTCAACATCCTCTTTGGTATCTTTCGGATGGTATCACATGGGTTCACGGTGATATGCCCTTTCTCCTTGTGATAGTTGAAAAAAACTTGAAGGAAGCCAAGATAATTATTCCTCGTTTGGGCACTCAGCTTTCGGGTGATGAAAACGTCATCCAAAAGCTTTGTGCAATACTTTGTGTCGAACTGGTAAAGGTATGTGATTGTATTACCAGGCTGCAAAGTAAATTCACGGACGCAGTTGACGAATGACTTATATCCGTCATACGTCTGCTTGCGAAAAGTACCCTCACATTTCATGCGCTCGTTATAAGCTACAAATTCGTCCAACGCCTTACTAACAAGCATAAGCTCTGAATTGTTGTATTCCTCAATAAAAGGATTCCAACCCTTCGTTAATTTCTCCGTTAGACGTTCAATGATGGAACGAGCGTATTCCTTGCGTGCGCGTGTACCTTTTACTTGATTTACTTTGATTCGCTTGCGTCCTAGCTTGCCAATCACAGGGTTAAAGGCATAGTACTCCACAAAGTCACAATCCTTTGTTTGCCTATAAACTGGCAAACGATATGAACGCAACTCTGCCAAATCAGATGCATAACTATGCGCGAAGTCGATGTTTTTTGATTGCATTTTTTTTTGTTGGCGAGACTTTTGATCCCTCCAACAAAAGTTAAACTTTGTCCCGATGTTGTCCCGGCGATTTCACTAAATCATACGAAACAACCTATTTTCCAACGCATTAAGCGTTTTTCTGTCGGGGTGACCAGACTTTACAAGTTGGAGGAATCGATGTTTGAGATAGTTGTGAGAGGGGTACAAAACAACAAAAAGGGGTTAATTCGTCCCGTTTTTGTCCCGGTATAATTGTAATAATTCTTTTGTAGAAGCTAAAGCTTCCTCTAACGCTTCAATACGTTTTTGCTTTTCCTTCAGAAGCGTTTTCATGCTCTTAATGTCATCTGAACCTTCCGAAACCCTCGTATCGAGGGGTTCTGAATGTTCACCATCAACATCAAAAACTGACATAGGACTAACACCTAAAGCACGACATATTTTCTCATAACGAGAACATTTCATGTCTTCCTTCTGGATAAGTTGCCAGAAATGTGCTTCTGAATAACCGCACTTAACAGCAAGTATCTTTTGCTGAAGTCCTCGCTTCTCGATCTCAGTTCTAAAAAACAAACCTATATCTTTCATTTAATACCGTTATTATATTTAATATACTTTATTTTTGTAATGCAGACATTACAGTTTTCTACATTTTAATAAACGTTTTAATAAATTCTACTAAATATTTTTGTTTATTTAGTAAATAATTTTGTATTTTTGCATCGATAAATTTAATAATTTTATTTTATATAATAGTATTTTTATGGAGAAATTTAATGCCAATCTCAAAAACTGGCTTGATTCACTTGGTAGGCTTGACCGCAACAAAGCTACAAAGCTTATCTGTGATGCTTGCATCATAGACAGGTCAAAGCTTTACAACTGGACCAATGCCGGAACAAAGGTAGAACCATTGTATCAGGAAAGAATTAACGAGGTTCGGAAAAATTTCAAGCAGCTTAAAGCAAGCTGAAAATCCATAGGGAAGGATGCGATGTTTCGTAAGGACATCGAAAAAAGCCAAGAGAATGCCACTATACATAAATACGTGGATAAACTGCTCGGAGTCATGGATGGCTCTAATGGTAACATAGAGCATAAAATGCAGTATAACCGCGAGGAGGTAGGATTAAAGAGCTTCGGACTCCTTGTTGTCGGGAAAGCTATTCAAAAGCGTGGGACTCCATGACTGCTTGTCGAATCTGGTACATTCTCAAAGGCTATAGCGACCACATCCTTCCCTTTTCAATATAAAATAACTTAATAATTTATATAATATGATTTTTGCAGTAATAGAAGCCAAGCGAAGATCTGGAAGAACTTGCGAATGGCGTGTTGAAATGAAAGATGATCTTTTCAGACTTGAAAAAGAAGAGTTAGAAAACAGATGCCTTATTGCAATCAACAAGGCTAATCTTCTTTTCTGGGACAAATTCGTGTCATGCAAGTTTATAAGAAGAATCATATTATAAATCTTATTACTCACATATTTATATTTGTTTAAGTAGTCTGCTGTGAAGCAGACAAGGGCGCAACACATCGAACTCTCAAACATTGTTTAGGTTAGTAGAGTTATATAAATCCTCCGTTCGATGGTGTAACGTTTCAGTACGTATGCGCCCACAATTTGTAAAATCCCAAACAACAACCATGTACGACAAAGAAGAAGTTAAAAAGATGAACGCCCTGGCTGACATCAGGGAGTTCATACCAGACCTGAAAGGAATCGGCATTCACAAATACCGTGTATGCCCATTCTGCGGAAAGTCAGGCAAAAACAAAGGTCTTGTGACGTACAAGCCTAAAGGCGGTCTTGCTGAGTCCGCTGCTTATTGCCAAGCCTGCGAAAAAGGTTTTTCTTCTGCCACAGATGCCGTGATGTATTTCCATAATCTTACATTTCCAGAAGCCGTGAAGTATGTTGCAGAGCAATCTAATTACCTAATAGAGGAAGAACCTAAAAAGACAGAAGCCAAAAAAGAGGAAAAGACAAAGCCTGTCACTCACAAAAAGCGAACTAAATCCTTCTGCGAAAGACAGCTGGAAGCTTCAGGTCTTACAGTAGAAGACGTAACAGCAACAGTAAAAGGTAATGACGGAAGCGAAATACGCATTCCAACATTCGTAAGAGGTGGTTACGATACCACAACCTGGACCTTCAACCTCAAAGATGATGAAATGCTCATCTTCTACTACGACCTTCAAGGAGATCTTGTAAAATACGCATCGAGAGGAGCAGCAGGAAGACAGAAGGATTATGTGCGTGTGAGATGGTCAAATCCTGATTTACATAAGAACGCAAAGGGAAAGGGTATAAAATACCAAACTCCGCCTAATGCACAGTCGAAGCTCTATTTCCCACAGCTAATTAGAACCTACTATCAGAACGCTACACCACTCGATACACTTATAATCCAAGAAGGAGAGAAAAAAGCCGAGAAAGCATGTAAGCATGGCATACCATCTATTGCCATACAAGGAATAAACAACATCGGGAACAAGGAAACTGGAGTAATCCAGGATCTCCAATACTTGGTGCAGAGGTGTCAAATCAAGAAAGTGGTTCTGCTATTTGATAGCGATTGGGATCACCTATCAAGCTCGTTGTCAGCCAACGAAATGGTTGACACACGCCCTAAGTCATTTGCTGGAGCTGCCAAGAAGTTCCGTACATACGTTGAGTCGATGCAAAATGTCAACGTATCTGTTGATGTTTACATCGGCCACATCAACGAGAACGAGCAGGACGAGAAAGGTATTGACGACCTTCTCTGTGGAACTCTGAAAGGTCAGGAGAATCTGCTTGCCGAGGATATCAAGCATGCCATGCTTGCACATGACGGTAAAGCCACCTATGTTAACATTCATAAGATCTCCACGCTATCAGACTACCAGATAGATTCATTCTGGAATCTCCGTGAACCTGAGAAATTTTTCGAGCGTTACAAGGCTCAGCTTGAACCTCTGGGACGCTTCCGCATCAACCACATGACATATTATGTGGAAGATGGAAAGCTGAAAATTGCGACCAAATACGACTCGGATAATGAGCTGTGGAACGTTGACATCGATGATAAAGGGAAAAAGACTGTTTCCTTCGTCAATCGCGAAATGCTTAAGTTCGTTGCTGCAAACGGATTCTACAGGATCCATACTGCAGACCTCGAAAAAGACGATTATAAGTTTGTTCATATAGAGGACAACATCGTAAAAGAAAGCGGTATAAACGAAATACGAAACTTCGTCTATCAGTTTGTAGAAGACAATTGCAAGGACGAAGACGTAAAGGAATATTTTTCGTCTAAGGTTGAATATGTCATGAGCAATGGCAAACTTTCACTTCTGAAGATGATAGATGACAATTTCGATGTTTTCGACTCTATAACACAACGGTTCTACTACATGAACGGATGTGTTGCCGTTACAGCCGACTCGATAGAGAAGCAAGAGCAGCATGCCGTAATATGGGAAGACAAGATCATCAAGCGCAACTTCAGGCGTTGTCAGATCTTCCAATCAGTCAAGGCTCTCGCTAATGGAAGCTTCGAGATCCAACTAACACCCGAAGGTGAGAAGTGCGAGTTCCTGCGTTTCCTTCGCAACACTTCCAACTTCTGGAGTGAACAGGATTTTATGACCGATGAACAGACAAAGCTTTGGAGTAAGCACTTGCTAAACAAAGTCACCTCTATTGGCTATCTGCTCAATGACTTCAAATTTCAGACGGAGTTGAAAGCAGTCATAGCTATGGACGGTCAGATGGGTGACATCGGTCAATCAAACGGACGTACTGGTAAGTCGTTAATCGGTATGGCTCTTAATCAGATGATGGAACAAACGACGATTGACGGACGTAATACAAAGAATGACGATGATTTCCTGTATTCCAACGTCAATCCCCAAACTAGAAATATCTTTCTTGATGACGTGAAAGTAAACTTCGATTTCGGGCGTTTCTTCTTCGCAATTACTGGTGATCTTCAGGTCAATCCTAAAGGAATGGCCCGATACACTATAAAGCAGGAAAAATCACCTAAGTTCTACATCACTACGAACCATGCCATCAATGCCACGGATCGCAGTTCAATGGAACGTATTACGTTTATGAGCTTTAGCGATTACTACAACGATGCCCACCGTCCGATTGACGATTTCGGGCACTCATTCTTCGTTGATTGGGATGAAGAACAATGGACGTTGTTTGACAATCTGATGTGCGAGTGTAATCAGCTATACCTACGTTCTATGGCAGAGTCTTGGTATAGAATTGGTCAAGGTGCTGTGCAACCTCCAATGGACGATATCATCCAGAGAACTCTTCTTCAACAGATGGGTTCAGCATTTTATCAATGGGCAGAGACTTACTTTGATGAAACTGCAGGACATCTTAATATGCGCATTAAGCGTAAAGATATGTATGATGCATATCATGCAGAGTTCTCAGATAACAAATTCGGTGTCACGGCAAATAACTTCAAGACAAAGCTTATACTTTACTGTAGAATGAAGTCTTTCGACTTGAACGCTAGAAGACCAAACGAAAGAGGTATGTCTTTCTTCGACTTCATAAAGAATTATGGAAACGAAGTGTTTACAGGTGGAATGGACAAGTCTAACGGCTTTGAGTATTTCACAGTCTCTACCAGAGACGAATCGGTTAACGGAATCCTATAGCTATGGCTAGAGCATACGTTTACGGCAGAAGCCAAGAGGAAAAGCGGAAGATGAATTCTGCTAGACAAAAAAGGTACAGGCAAAACAACCTTCCTAGAATTCAAGTAAAACAGCATACCTACTATGTTGAGAACTGCGAAAGAATCAAGGCTCAACAGAAAGCCTATAGGGAAGCCAATAGGACTTTGCTAAAGGTAAGGCGCTATTTCCGCTACTACAGCCTTAAAGACTGGAGTAAAGCGGATATAATTAAGATCATCCAGAAGAAGTTAAGCATAAACGATGTAGAATATGAAGAAAAGAATTCTAAATAAATACTTCAGCCAGATTAAGAAGAACAGGAAAAATGTCAGACTGGCAAGAAAGATAGGTAAAAAAGAAATGATGTACCTATACAAGAACAGAAAAGACATCATCCCCAACAACATCTGGGGAAATCTATTCAAAATACTAATTGATGGAAAAGGAATGTTTGGAGGAATGGGAATATGAAATTCAAAGATATAAATTTGCTTAGCCTTGCTATCGCTATTTACATTTGGGATAAAGATACAGAAACAATTGTGGAAAAGCTAAAGGCTAGCTTAAAGAAGGAGGAATAGTTATGAAAGCAACAGAACTAATGATAGGAGATTGCGTCTTAACATTAGACGCAACACACAAAGAAAAAGTTTTTGCACAAGTAGATGCGATAGAAGAAGGTAAGCGTTCCATTTTGGTTAAAAGGGAATGTAGTAATTGGTTTGTGGATATTGATTGGATAGAGCCTATCCCACTTACGACAGAAATTCTCGAAAGAAATGGATTTGAATACAAAGACGCATGGGCAGAATGGTGGCATAGGTCTGAGGATGGTTTTGGAAGTGATTTTCAACTTAGCATTACTGAGAGTGGTTTCTCTATGAAAGATATAGGCAATGCAAAAATAAACTTTGTCCATCAGTTGCAACACGCACTAAGACTTTGTGGTCTGAACGAGTTGGCAGATAATCTTAAATTGGAGAAATAGTTATGTTAGAAGAGATTTGTTATTATTGCCATCATTCAGCTGAGTGGGGATATGATGGTTTAGGTTGGTGCTATAAGAACAAAATAAAAAAACTTGTTCAAGAAGATAGCACATGTGATGAATATAAAGAACCAATAGAAGAAGAGGAGGATGAGTTATGAAAGTAGTAGAATTTGACAAGGTGATTAGTTGGCTCAAAAACTTCGGGTTTGATGTCAACACAATACACATCTTCGAGGAAGAAGTGTCTGAGAATATGCATGAGATGACAGAAAAGGAACATACCGAGGGAAACCTCGATATGTTAAATAAAATATGGAACAGCTACAATCCAATAATGACTGAATCTGTCAAGGCTGAGATTGAGGAAAAGCAATACTGGCGAAAGCTCCGCGGTGATATTGCTCTGATTCTCCTCCAGAAGGATTGCAAATGTGGAGAAATAAGGAGCTTAGCCGACTCTCTTGTGCAAGGTCTAAGAATTGATGATCAATATATAAATGAAAAAGGAACTAATGTAGGATGAATTATGAAAATATTTGAATATCTTATGCGTAAGCGTCTTTTCGGGGAAGGCCTTAACGCTATGGAAGAACAAGTTCTTACATGCTTGATAAAGAGTGATCCAAAGGTAAAGGCAATAGCTGCTCACTGGTGGCAGCAATGGCTCGAAGTTCAAACTATCGGTGGAACGATGGCTGAGGTGTTCCCAGAGGAAAAAATCGGCGTGAAGGAATCACCTTCTAAAACCTTTCCACACAATAATGATTTCCAAACAGGCAATAGCTACAGGAGGTAAACATGCAGAAAACAGGTATCAAACAGCTTGACGAAGCTCAGATGCTTCTGTTCAAGGAATATAAAGAAAGCGGAATGAACTTCCTACTTATCGGGTTCAAGGAAGAAAAGATGTTCGGCGCTGCTTGTGCCGGTAGCCCTCTGAACATAGGCGCAGCTTTGGCAATGCAAGCATACAAGGATGAAAGATTCGAAAATATCCTGGACATAGCCCAAGAAGGTTTGAAGTTTATCCAAAAGAAGGAAATCGAACAAATGAAGAAGGAGGATAAATAATGAATTTTAGTAATCTTAGAATTTCAGGATGCAAGCAGGATCATCCGCTTGAAAACATCCACAAGAAAATCATTCTGGAAGACAAACACAATGTGATTGAAGTCATCATTGGCAACTACAACAAAGACGGCTTCACATATTGCGTGGCAGGGTATAACTGCCATATAGGTGAAGAGAGATACAACATAGAGCCGACTTCTGAGAACGGTCTATACAAGTCAGAACGTGGAGCAATCATAGGAATGCTCTCATACCTCTGGGAAACATTCTCAAAGGTATGGCCTCCAGAAGTAGCCGAGGTTGTAAAGCTCGCTATCTGGGAATATCGGCAAACGTCGCTTTTCGACTATTAGCCGACCTTTTATCTTTCTACCGTTTGGAGGGTTGTATTTTGGGAATAACATGGTCTATGGCTTTTCGCGAAGCCATAGACTTTTTTTTATATATTATTTTTTTTTCTTCTCTACCTCTTACAAAAGTACTATAAAAAGTGTACTTTTGTACTGTACTGACGTAAATCGTTGAATATTATATATTTAACTAAGTACACTTTGCGAAAAATAAAAGTGCTAAAAGTGCGCACAGTGCTGAGCGCCTGTTTTTAGTTTTTGTACTGAAATAGTACTGCGTAACTTTTTGTATTTCAACATCTTAACTAAAAAAAGTACAAAAGTACACTTTTTTCCGTAAAAGTAACCGACTCAGACGACACCTATAGAAAAAAACATGTTTTTTATAATGCGAAAATCGCTAACTTATTGTTAGTGTGAAAGATAGCTTTTTTCTAAATTTTCTAGTTTTTTGCATCACTAAGCATCAGTACACTTTTTAAAATGAAAAAAGTGCTGAAAGTGTACTGCGTTTTTTATACTTTTCGGCTATGAAACTACTGGTCAATCACTTGTTCGGTTCGGCATCATCGAGCAAAAACAAGCAACATTATCAAGCGAATCAAACTGCGAATGATGGCTTTCACCATCCTTTCCTTGGCTTCAACACAGCGCTTTTTGCCTGTCCTCTGATACGTTGGCAATCTGTACTAAAGAAATTGGCGATGTCGGTTTTGTCCTATATTCCTATGTTTTTCGACATTCCTTGTAAACACGTTGTCATGTCTCTCCTACTCTGCAGACATAAAACCTTAGTTTGCTGAAGCGGAAAGAGTGCCAGGATCTACAAGGCTATGTATGTTCATCAGTCATTTACCTCTACCTAAATTCTATAGTTGTTCCTGAACACTTAACTGAAGTGTTGCGTGGTCATATCAATTTTCCTGAGTAAGACATTGGTATTTTTCCTCTGCAAATTTACGTCGGCTCGACAGTCATCAAGTACTGGTCAGATAATCCCGATTTCCAACATTTTTCTAAAAAAATAACCTTTGCAACGTGATTTTTATTACTCGCCCGGACGGGTAAAAATATCGCAAATTCCTTGCTTCTACTGTCTCCATACCCGAGGTTTCTTAGCATCGTAAAAATTAACAAAATGTCTCACTTATAAAAATTAAAAGATATGACTCACTCTTACAACACCTCAGTTCTTAAGTCTTCCAGACATCTATCACAGAATTTCTATATGGTAGAGATACAAGACTATAATGATGAATACATCACCTTCGAGATTCAGGCTTCTAACTTCTCAGATGCAAACTCAAAGGCTTCATCAATGGCTGCAGAGCAGGGTATTGACATCTACAACATGAATCTTTACAAGATATAAATGTCTAACTTAAAAATATAGGAGATAATATTATGACTACCAATTATTCTTTTTCAGCAGTACAGATCGTTGCTAACGCAACAGAGTTCAAGAACGGCAACAAGGGCTTCAAGGTTGAAGTCAAGGGTATGGAAGGTAAGCTAAACATTACTCGCAGCTTTACCGATCCGCTGAAGACAATGCGCTTCATGTTCATGCTCTCTAAGAAGCTCGAACTCGGTATCAACAAGATTGACCTCGCAGCAGTCTCAGTAGCCTATCAGAAGGCTAAGGCAGAACTGGCTCAGGCTTCAGCACACGTTAATGAAGTGGCTGCCAACGCTCAGAGCGATGCACAAGAACTCGAAAAGGATTCAGAGGCAGAAGCCTCTGATTCCGATTCCTCAGAAGAAGTTACTCATTTGGCATATATCCAACAGTTCAATGAGTTCAAGGAAAAGCACCCTGAAGCTCTGCTACTCTTCAGATGCGGCGACTTCTACGAGACATACGAGAACGATGCTCAGATAGTATCTGAAGTCCTCGGCATCACTCTCACGCTCAACACGCGAGACAAGCGCAAGATGGCTGGCTTTCCTCACCATGCACTTGATAGCTATCTCCCGAAGCTTATCAGAGCAGGACACAGAGTCGCCATCTGTGATCAGCTCGAAGCTCCTAAGAAAAGCTCAAAGAAAATTGAGAAGGTATCATAGCCTTCTCTTTTTTTTACTTTTTAGGGATTAAAGTAACATAAGAAGAATATAGGTTTTGTGCATGTTTTTCCATGTTTTTTTTATGGAAATATTTTAAAAGATGTTAAAAATACGCCTAAAATTGAAGAAAATAACGAAAAAGTTTGTGTAATCATAACTTTTTCGTTATCTTTGCAGTAACAAAATTAATAATTAACAAAATTCGATATGAAGACCAAACAGTTTTGCGCGGAATTAACCGCATCAGGCTGCTTCATAGCAAGAAACGGTAGTAGACATGACATCTGGACAAACCCAAAAACAGGAGCTAAATATCCAATTCCAAGACACCAGAGTCAGGAACTATCTAACAGGATTGTTAAAGAAGCAAGGCGAATATTGCTAGGAGATTAAGCAATCGGAGAGTCGAAAGACTCTCCTCGCCACTTGCTACTCGAATATTAGCTAAACATCAACAAATTAACAACTTAACAACTACAATTATGAAATTGCCAGTAACAGCCATCATGGAAATGACTCCAGACGGAATGTATTCATGCAGTATTACAGAGAATCTGGGCAACTATGGTATTGCAGGCTATGGTGAGACAGCAGAACAGGCACGAGAGGATATGCTTGCGTGTTATGAAGAAATGAAGGAAATGAACGCAGAGGATGGTATCGAAACTCCTGAATTCGAAATTACATACAAGTATGATATTCAGTCGTTCTTTAGCATGTTTCCTTTCTTTAATATCAGCAAAATTGCTGATGAAGCAGGAATCAACAAGTCTCAACTACGCCAGTATGCTTCTGGACATGCAGTAGCAAGCGAAATGCAATATCAGAAGTTGAGAACTACCATGAACAAAATTAAAGAGAAATTGTCATTTGCGACATTCTAAGTAAACAGTTTTTTTATTAATAATACTGCCCTGCCAGAATATGGTAGGGCATTTTTTTTGCCTTCGTTCTTCCTTCGTTGTAAGTCCGTTCTTCCTCTTATGCTGCTCTTATGTTGCTCTTATTGAAAATGGGAATCACATAGGAATCACTAGGGAATCACATAGGAGTTGCTAACATTTCCCCGGTACTGGGCAAATGATAGCAATCATTGCAATTATAATAGCAATCCCAAATAAAAAGAGGTTTACCTTCACAGGCAAACCTCTTCTGTCATGAAACTATTGTTCAATTTTAATAAAGGTGATTCTATTTCAATTCTATGCTGATTGGCTTTCCACAATGCGGACAATTCGCATTGATTGTCCTGTTCTCAAAGAGGTCAACGACTTGCACGTTAAGTGCATCTGCAATCTTCTTCAACGTGGAAAGCGTTGGATTTCCGTTAATCGCTAATGACATCGCTCCTTGCGAAACGCCTACGGCTTCCGCAAGTTCTGCAATTTTCATGTTGCGCTCTTTCAATATTTCTTTGATTCTCAACTCCATATTTGATATAACTAATTTATTAAATCGATGCAAAGATAATAAAAATATAAAGAAAAACAAAGAATTTGTGTTAAAATATTTGGTTTAATAAATATTTGTTGCTCAAATATTTGGTGATTATATTTATTTTAATTAATTTTGCAAGCGGAAATATTTAATAAAGCTAATAAATAAAAATTTATAAGTATGGAAGCTATTGTTTATTTTTTTGTTGCTGTAGTGCTATTCATAGCCTACAACGTATCTCCTAAGTTCAAAGAACTAGTAGATAAAATGAGTGAATGATTCTTTATGATTCGTCTGCTACTGGCATTTTCGTGTTGGTAGTATGATGATTCCCTGATGTTGACCGTGTTCTTTCTTTTGTTTTAATTGACGTGCCGATGATGCGCCCAATCCCTTTTCGATGCAAAGTTACTACGCTAGTTCTGTAGTCAAGGGCGTATCGGCAATTATTTTCAGATTTCCCATTCTGGCAAATCTGCCCACCACAAGGGAAAATAATTACCGCTATCTCTTGCCCTGAGAACTTTCAGCGCAGTTGTTAGGCATCGAAAAAGGTGATCGGGCGAAAGCATGATCGGCATGTCTAACAATTAAAACAAAAGTAATATGAAAAATTCAGTTCTTAACACAGTCAACGGCAACAGCATCCTACCAACAATGCCTGTTGCATCCGAAATTGAAAAAGGTTCTCAGAGCTCTTGCACTCTCAACATATCTGACTACCTCGCTGACAATGAGGATGACCCGATGGTTTACGTCGGCACATATCGCAAATATAATGAAGGCTCTATTTACGGCAAATGGATTAGCCTTTCAGCGTGTGAGGATTACGACACATTCTATGAGGTGTGCCGTGAGATACACAAGGACGAGGAAGACCCAGAGTTTATGTTTCAGGACTTCCAAGGTTTCCCTAGTTCTATGTATTCAGAATGTTTCGGGCGTGATACATTCGAGAAGATAATGGAATGGTACGACAAATATTCCGAGAATGGCGAAGCGTTTTCTGTATGGTATAATCTTTTCTCTGATGATGATTTCGACCACTTCGATGATGATTATATGGGCGAATATGGCAGCCTAGAAGACTATGCGGAGCAGCTTGTGGATGAATGTTACGACCTCCCGGAGTTCGCGAAGACATATTTCGACTACGAAAAGTTTGCACGAGATTTGGGTTATGATGGATATTATGAAGATAGTGGATATGTGTTTTACCGCCATTAAGCGCGGTAAACACTTGGAAACCGAAAGTATTTAGTAATTTTGCAACTGGGGAAACCCACCACCAGATTAAAACATTGAGCTATGAACAAGGCAAGAAGAAAGTGGCTATCTGATGTTGTAGCCAAGTTAGAAGACATACAAAATGAGCTAACACAAGTTGCTATGGAAGAGCAGGAAAGTTACGACAATATTCCCGACTATCTTAATTGCTCAGACAAAGCTATGGATATGGAAGAGAATATTGACGAGATAAACGACATAGCATACGAACTTGATGGGCTTGTAACTAGAATTAACGACATAATAGATAAGTAATAATATTTCAGCCCTCGCTAACACGGTTAAAGCATACAATATGAAAGAAGCATGTATCCGAATTTCATACAACGAAAACTTTTGCGATAATGAAAAGGAAAGAATTCGTTTTTTCGGAAGAAATTACGACAAATATATATGGGACTTTTTCAGACTCCCCAACTATCGATACTGCATAGTTCTGAGGGATAGTGCAGATAGGGAGCTTTTTGATTTCATTTCGATGGTTAATGAGTTCGTTAAGAAATTCACAACAGACTATAAAGTTCATATCTATGGCATAAGGTTTGAAACAGTATCAGGTAATGCCTTGAATGGATAAATGAATCCCTTCCCATTTCGGGAGGGGATTTCTTTTTGTCGAAATTGCGGAAACCGCGTCGCGCCCTCAGATTTCGGGCGCTCCAAATGAAGGAAATAGGTAAATATTGGTGTTTTAATCAATATTTTGTTTATTTTAATAAAGTGTTTTGTTTATTTTTTGTATCTTTGCACCAATAAACAATCAATCGAATACCTATAACTGTTACCACTATGTCAGACTACACAATCGCAATCAAGCTTACGCCTTACCTCCGTGAGTGGTTTATCGATGAAAACGGTGGTAGCTACCCGGTGAGACTTATCAAGGAGAGTAATGAATCAACAATCGTTAAGTACTTCCTGAAGGAGAAACCTGAAAATGCTGAGTGCATTCCAGATGCTAACTGTCTTGTCTATATACCAACGTACAAGACTCTCGATGTCCGTAAGTTCAACTACCTACCACCTAAAGCCGTCGATGCCCTGGAGTCAGCAATTCAAAACCGCTTCAAAATTCAAATGTGGAAAGAGCTGCATACCTTGGAAAATTGCAAAGCGGATATTGGTGACGCTATCTCAGCATTCATGGAGAAACACGGCATCAGCGGAGTGAGAGGAGATACTAACTGGGAGTCAATCCGCCAGATGTACTACCGAATCCGCAAAGCCTATAACAAACGAATAGCGGAAAGTGTTTCGGGTTAATAAAAGTTAAATAATGGCTTTTTTAATCTTTTTTAACCGTTACTTAAAACGCTGAATGTCACAAGGTTGAAATAAAAATAATAATTAAAATCTTAGCAATATGGCAGATATTCAAACTAACTATCCGGGAGTGAGAAACATCATCCGTTTTCCTCACGCACTTGCGCCTCGGAACTGTGAGCTTATGGCAGCCGGGCAACAAAAGGTTATTTGTCCTTACAGCAGGAACAAAGTGCAGTTCTTTGGCGTTCCCATCCTCACAGCGACTACTAAAGTAGAGAATAACGGCAAAGTATCAGAGGCAAAACTTACCTTCAGATCGAATAATGACTTACCGCTTATTGGTTGGTGCTATGCCGTAGAACTGGAAGACGGACGGGCTTTCATGCTTGGCGATGACGTGCGGATGCCTATGGTTGGACGCTCTTCGAGTTCGGGCGCTCCTAACGGAGATCCGAAAGTGCATACCTATGAAATCTGTATGAAAAGCGCTTTTACTCCAATAGAATGCTATATGTAAGGTCTTTTGCAAATGTGCTTTGTATAAGTACATTTGCAATATAAACATTATATAATATGACTTACGATCTAACATTAAAGGGCTTTGTCGGTGGCTGGGACTTCGATTCCGATTACATCGATTACGTCCTGAATAAAAAGAAGGATAGTCCCGTGTGTGTCCTCATTGACTCGCTTGGAGGCTATACTCATACTGGTCTTTCGGTTTCCTCAGCATTCAGAAACCACGGTGACGTGTCAGTCACCTTCAGAGGAATGAATGCGTCAGCTGCTACCATCGCAGCTCTGGGAGCCAAGCACGTAGCAATGGAAGAGGATGCGCTTTACTTGATTCACAAGTGCAGCGTGACTGTCTTTGAGTGGGCTTCAATGAACGAGGAACAACTGAAGGAGCATATCGAAAAACTTGAACATACTCGTCAGAACTCAATGAAGGTTGATATTGCAGTCGCAAGGGCATACGCCAAGCGTACTGGCAAGACAACTGACGAGCTGCTTTCTCTCATGTCTAAGGAACTGTGGCTTACCGCAGACGAAGCCAAAGAGTATGGCTTTATTGATGAAGTCATCAAGACAGAGGAAAAGAAGTCGGAGGTTGTTCTTACATCCTCAATGGAAGACAAGTTCAAAGAAGCGGGTATTCCAATCCCTTCAATGCTTAAGCATGAAGAGGAATCACTTTTAGCAAAACTCTCAAAACTCTTTAAATCAAAGAATATGGAACAGAACAACAATCAGCAGCAACAGCAGCAGTCTCAGGAACAGCAGCAGTCTAAGCAACAGCAGCAGTCTCAGCAGCAAGAGCAACAGCAGCAATCTCAGGAACAGCAGCAGCAACAGCAGCAGCCTACCTTGGAGAGTTTGCAAGCTCAGATTACTGCACTCGCTAACGAGAATGCAACGCTCAAGTCAACCATCGAAGAGCTCCAGAAGAAGCCTATCGATGATCCTACCTCTGTCATCAACAATGGCGGTGGTAATGGTAAAGGGGAGGAAGAAGATAATGACTTCCTCTCTAGCCTGAAAGAGGCACAAGAAATCTCTAAAATTCTCGGTTAATTATGTCTAAGACCCTTACAGTTCTTGGTGTTAATGACTTTGATAAGTCAGCCACAACCTACCGCAAGCAGATTCTTATGTTGCCTATTATCGGCCTTCATTCTAGCTTGCAGCACATGACCCTACGTCCAGGCATCCGTCACGCAGAACGTGTCGGCTCTGGTGAAGTAGATGTAGAGTTACGTCCTTATGTTCCTAATCAGAGACAGGATGCTAACTTGCAAATCATCTACCGCGAGCTTGAAACATTCTTCGGCTCTGTAAATGCAGACTTCGAGCCTAACGCTTCTATCTCTACAGTTCTCGGCCACCTCGCTTCTCAGGCTATGGGTGATGCTCTAAAGAACGTGGATCTTGCGAAGCTCGTTCTAGCACTTCAGGCTAAGCAGATTGGCAAAAAACTCAACGCTTGCCTGTTCTCTGCGGTTCGTAATTCATCTGGCACTACAACATCTGCACTTTTCAATGGTTTCGATACCATTACAGCTGCAGAGGTTACAGCAGGAAATCTTACTACAGCTAAGAACAACTATGATGTAGGTGATACCGTCATTACAGCTTCTAATGCGGAAGGTGTCCTAAAGGAATACTACCGCTCATGTGATGACGAACTGCGCGATCAGCCATGTAAGATGTTCATGTCTCGTGACATCTATGATGCTTACTGCGACTCTTATCAGACTAACCACGGCTCACTGCCTTACAACACCCAGTTCAAGAAGACAACTCTTGAAGGTTCTGATGGTATGTGCGAGCTCGTGCCTCTCGTTGGTAAGAAAAACTCAGAATACATCCACATCTCTCCTAAGAACAATATGCTCATAGGTGTCGATCAGATGGGTGACGTTGAGCGCGTGAATGTCAACAAGTATGCTCCTGACACTCTCACCTTCGAGATGAGAATGTTCTTCGGTGCTCAGTTCGAGACTATTGATTCTCGCGTGTTCAAGGCTATCAAGCTAGCTCAACCTTCTAACGGTTAGGGCTAATGTATAACAATCTAAAGAATTATGAGTTATGCCAAATACGTGTGATTCTCTACAGAAATCGGTGGATTGGTGCGAGGGTACTCCCGTCCTCCCCGGCATCCGCAAGCGACTCTACTACATCAACAAGAAGTTGATTGTAGCATGGCCTACGCTTACTAAAAACACAATCGGTCAGGTGACGAGTGCCAAATACTCAGGCAGTTTTACACTTGCTGAGAGTGCTAACTGGTCGTACATTGACATTCTTCCAGATAAGTCAACACATACTTCAGAGCCACAGGGTGAATATCCTTCACAGACACAGCTTAACAAGCTTACAGTCGTGCATCCAGGGACTGGAGAAGATGCTTCCGTTCTTGCTTCTGTCATGAACAACAGCAATAACGTATTCATTTGCCAAACGGCTGATGGCAAGTTTCGTGTTACTGGTTCTGAGATGTACGACATCAAGTGTACAGTAAACCAGGACCTCGGTCAGGGCGCTACCGGCACAGCTTCTACGACTATCAACGTAGAGGCAACCGACGTTGTTCCTTCTCCTTTCTATGAAGGTGAGATCGTAACAGCTGATGGAACTATTAACGAAGTTGTAGGTGGTGGCGGTCAGTAACTAATGTTCCTATATGAATAGGAATTCTATATATGTCGGTGAAGGCGAGGATGTCGAGGTCAAAGGACTCTTGCACGAGGTGCAGGACGTTCCAGAGGTTTCAGACGTCCTCGCTGATTCTTTTCCCTCTATGGTCTCAGATGAGAAAACAGAGCATAACGTTTTCGAGGACAAAGGTCGCAAAGCATGGAATAGCGACAAGGTTCTTGCACGATGTGACATGAACTATGTTCTTAAGATATCACCTCGATGCGGTGTTTCTTTCATCTCCATCTGGAAAAAGACTCTGTATGGCAGACTCCTTTCAGAGATTAAGGAGGATGACGATATGGTTAAGGTGTTCGCTATTCACATGAATGAGACCATTAGGAATGTTATCGGTAGCAACCTTCGTTCTGGTGGGTATTGCCTCATTACCGCTCCTCGCAGAAGACACGTTGAACGGAACTTCGCCACTCTCGTATGTTTTGAGCTTGCAAAGCTTCTGAACATAAAATTCTACGAGGACATAATGCAATGTACGCAAAGACGAAGGATGAATGCTACGTTTTCTCTCTCGGTAGTGCCGGAAGAACCTAACATCATCGTCTATGATGATATTGTTACTACTGGCTCTACGCTTGCATCTATCAAACGTGCATTCGGTGGAAAAGAAAAGAACCTGATATTCTTCGCAGGAATTAATAACAAATTATAATATGTTAGAAAAAATACAGAAATGGCTGGCTGTTCCTCAGAACCAGAGGGACTACAAAGCAGGAGCTATGATGATGCTCCAAGTGACTTCTAATCAGATTCAGTACGCTAACGTGATGCGCAACCTCGTAGCGAAAAGCGGTGTTGTGGATTATGAGCTGGAAAAATATGTCAAGGCTAAGGCTAAAGCTGTTGAACACGCTCAAGTTACTGTCATGCGCGAAAAGGTTTCCGAGATTGCACACAAGCGTAATCTCGATGGCTCTAAATATACGGCTAACAAAAACCGTGGTAAGCGTTCAGATCATGACTCGCTGCCTGACGAAATCAAGGCTCTCTACACCGAGAATCTTTCACTTCTACAAGCTATGCGCGAAGATCATGTGCAACTGCGTAAGCTCGTGCTTGACGATAAGGTTACTTGCCTCGATGCCGAGCAATATCCCTTCTTGAAAGACATCATAGAAAAAGACGAGCAGATGCATAAGAACTGGCAAGCTTACGACCAATACGGGGCAAAACCAGAAGATGCAGAAGAGCAGCTTGCTGAAGAAGAAAAGAAGCGTTCACTCAACGCTTTCCGTATGCTGATAATGTCAAAGGGACAATACAAGAAAAAGCCTACGGAAAAAAAGAAGCAGCAGATTCTCGAATTACTCGGTCAGATCATCAATCCTTCAACGGAGCTGATTGAAGAACTCACCGAAATGGGCATTATAGATGCAAAGGAGGGCTGATATAACATATTATCTCAGACCTCTCTTTCTCTCAGACAACACAACACAAGCATATCTTACTAACACAATTCAGGTTGCCGACGTTCTGGAATGGATTCTAGAGCAAGTCGGCAAATCGGACGTGTGGATGACTACCTTTTCTATCTCGGAAGAGTTTCTGAGAAGGTTGTATTTTATGCGAAAAAAGTCTGAGAGCATACATTCTATTACCGTTCTGCTAGACCGAAAAGCTACGCAGAAAACTATAAATCTATGGCAGTTCATCAAGGAAGTGGTACAAGATGCGTATATCGCAGATAACCATTCCAAGATACTGCTCGTAAAGTCATTGTCAGGACAAAACGTTTCCGTCGTGACTTCACAGAACCTCACCAGAGGAAACAGATACGAGTCTGCGATAGTCAGTACCGAAAACAATGTTTTCAATACTCTCTTTGAACAGATTCAGGATCTTATAACATACCATAGCATTCCATTCTATGACTTATACCAAAGAGCAATTGGAGAATATCCGCAAGATGGCCTCTGTCTATATGACAATAACAGAGATTGCCTCTATCCTGCAACTTCCGAAGGAGGAGCTGCATCAGGACATAATGATGCTTGAAAGCCCGGCTAACATTGCGTACTTCTCAGGTAAGAACGCAACAAAGCTCTTACTCCGTAAGCAGGAGATTGAGCTGGCAAAAGTCGGTTCTCCGCTTGCTCTCGAAAACTGCCGTGCAGCACTTTTAGATATGGAGGATGATGAATGAGCCAACCTAATATCATAGACATTTGCAAACTGGACCTCTTTACTCCGAAAGAGGAACTGATGGAGAAGTATGCGCAACGGCAAGCCGAAAGGCTTCTCCGTTTGCGAGATATGTATAACTGGATCCTAGAGAATCCTTCTTCTTCTGACCGTGATTTCGTCTCTGTGCTCATGTCAAGGCATGGCGTGGAGAAGACACGTGCATACGAAGATCTCGGAATCATCAAGGCTATACTCCCGAACTTCCATAAAACGGCTCGCGACTTCGCACGTTGGAAGTTCAATGAGATGATCCTCGAAACATATAAGATGGCTAAAGCTAGGAAAGACACTAAGACAATGGAACGTGCTGCCACATCTTACGGAAAGTATAACCGTATCGATGCGGACGATGAGGATAAGGAACTTCCATTCGACATGATTGTTGTTCAACCTTTCACAGCAACGGATGATCCTTCGGTTCTCGGCATCAATAAGACACCGGGAATAAAAGACCGCATCCGTCAGCTCATTGATAAGTACAGCAAGGAAACGATTGATATTCTCGATGTAGAGTATGAAGAGCCTGATCTGGAAGAGGAAGAGTTATTTGATGACTACGAAACTATAGAGGAGGACGATGATGAAGGAGTTTAAGAAAGTTTACTTTAACGATCCTCAGAGGCTTACGCAGCTAATTGGCGCGAATACAACAGTCATCGTCGCCGGACGTCGAACTGGGAAAACAGATTCGATCGCTGCTCCCTTCGTTCTGAGGAATATGCAACGAATGCCAGGATCTACTGGCGGTATAGTCGTCCCTACGTACAAACACGGGTTGACGAACACAATACCGGGGTTGCTCGCTGCATGGAAGCGATGGGGGTTCATTAAGGATGTGCATTATGTGATAGGCAAACGCCCTCCTAAGTATTTCCGTAAGCCTATAACAGAGCCAGTATCTTACGAGCATGTAATATCCTTCTACAATGGCTCTGTAGCTATCCTTATATCGCAGGACAGACCAGGATCTTCAAACTCTCTCACTTTGTCATGGCTCTTAGTCGATGAAGCAAAGTTCATTGACTACGAGAAACTGAAGGAAGAAACTCTTCCTGCTAATGGTGGAATCAAAAGCTACTTCGGAAAACACTCGTTTAATCACTCGCTCATGATCCTGTCTGATATGCCTCAGACTAAGAAAGGCTCATGGTTTCTTCATTATGAGGATAAGATGGATAAGGATCTTATCGAGTGCATCAAGGCTACCATCGCGGAAATCTGGGAGTTGAAAAAACGAATCCGTCAGCTCCGGAAAGAAAAGAAAGATGTTCCGCGCCGTCTTAGAACGCAACTCAGATGGCTCGATAAGAGTCTCAACCAAATGCGATCTGTAGCTGTTTACTATAAGGAATATTCAAGTATAGAGAACCTTCAGTTGCTTGGTGAGAATTACATCAAGCAAATGAAGAGAGACTTAACGCCTCTGACTTTTCAGACTTCTATCCTATGCAAAAGAATAGGAATCGCTAAAGACGGTTTCTATTCTTCGCTAAAAGAAAGCTTGTATTACAACTGCTCAGACCTTGACTATCTCGACAGTCTCGGTTAGGGAACGGATATTGATGAGTCAGCTCTGGATAGTCGGGCAG